GGAGTCTCAAGCGAAAGATTGGATATACGAAAGAGTTCGTACTAAAGGATTAGTATATGAGCACACTTGAAGGCTTGATGATTTTCTTTCTGGCGGCGCATACAGCCGCTGGCTTCGCGCTCTTGCATCGCATCGAGAAGCTGGAGCAGTGGCGAGAAGCCAGCCAGCGCAAACGACGTCGCCGGCGTAAGCCGCAAGGCACCGACGAGCCCCGTGGCCTTGGCGACATGGGGCTGTCCTGATGCAAGCTAAACCGGGACGCCCGAAAGCTGGCCTAGCAGTTGCCAAGGTTGACTACCGGCCGCCCACTCCTCCGGTCAAGCTCGATAAATACCAGCAGAGGGAGTGGGACGAGATAACCAGTAGTCCGCTCCTTACCAATGCGGACGAGTCCCTACTGTTTAGTTATGCCCGCAAAATGGCACTGAGGGATCAAGCCTTTGCCAACATCCAAGAACACGGGCTGACTGTGGTCGGGGCAAAAGGAGACGACAAAACTAACGTGTGCTGGAAGGTGTTCCGCGACTGCGAGCAAGACATCTTGGAAATCAAAAAGCTACTCATGCACACACCTCGAGCGCGCGCCGAGCTACGGTCTGCCGGCCTGCTGGCGCCGGCAACACCGGAGGATGATATCGAGACGGACTAGATGGCTGTCCAGGTGGTTATTCTTTCCTCATGATTCAATACGGCTGGCGTGACACCGACGAGGAGGCCCTTAAGCTACCGCCTGGCTCGGTATTCGACCGCAAGAAAGCCGACAAGGCAGTTAGGTTTGTCGAGCGCTGCTACAAGGCTCTCAACCTCACACTGTCCCGCTATCAACGGCTCTTGGTCATGGAGCTATACGGGACGGTCCAGCCGGTTACCGAGCTTCGCCAGTACCGTTGGCTCTACTTTTCGGTTGCTCGCAAGAACGCCAAGTCAACCCTGGCAGCCTGTCTGGCGCTGTATCACCTGTACGCCGATAGCGAGCAACAGCCTCCACGGATCTACCTGGCGGCCACTAATCTCGATCAGACCCGTGAGACTTTCGAGATTGCCGTAGCTGTAGTGGAGGCGATTCCGACCCTCAACCAAAGCTCGATTATCAAGCAGAGCGACAACCGGAAAGAGATACACCGGCTCCGTAATGGCCGCCGATGGGGCTATATCCAGTGCCTTACCCGTGGCGGCGCCAAGGAGGGCAAGAACCCCTCGCTAGTGATCTTTGACGAGCTCCACCAGTGGACCGAGGCCGATGCTCCGCTATGGGCGTCGATGACTACAGGCAGCAAGGCCCGCAAACAGCCGTTGTTTATCATCACGACCACGGCCGGCCGCAACGCGGAAGGTTTATGTTACGAAAAGTACGAGTACGCCAAAAAAGTTCTCCGTGGGGAGCACCGGGACCCAACGTTCATGGGTCGGATATGGGAAGCCGACCCTCACAAGTGGATGGACCCTGAGGAGTGGAAGAAATCTAATCCGCTCGTGGCCGAGGGCTTTATCTCAATCGAGAACATCCGGGCCAACTACTACCAGGCGGCCGGCGACCCGCGAGCCCTGGCAGAGTTCAAGCGTACCGACCTTAACGTATGGGCTGGACACTTCGACTCGTACCTAAACGTGGCCAAGTGGAACAAGCAAACGGCGCCAGTCCTGGACAAGGTGATTGCCGAGTTGCCTTGTGTTGCGGCGTTCGATCTTTCGCGTACTACTGACTTTACGTGCTTCCTGATGCTCTGGATTGAAACGCTGACCCTAGAGGAGTACAGGCGGATCACCAAGCGCAAGGGAGAGAAGGTACCTGAGGAGTTTAGGCGCCGCTACTACATACGGCCGCACTTCTTTCTACCAGAGGAAGGCATTGCCGAGCGCTGCAAGAAGGACGGCAAACCCTACGAGGATTGGGCAGAGGCCGACCTGTTGACGCTATGCCCAGGCGCGGAGGTTGACTACGGCCAGGTGTACGACCGGATCAAGGAGTCAAGGCAAGCCCACAAGATAGAAGATGTCGCCTACGATCCGTATAACGCCGCTTTCCTGGTGCAGGCACTCATCAAAGACGGCATGAAGATAGCGCCGTTTCGGCAGGGCTACCTATCTATGTCAGCACCGCTCAAGGAGACCAGGCGGCTAATCAACGAGGGGCTGATTGTCCACGGCAACAATCCGGTTATGGACTGGCAAGTTCCACAGCTTGTCATAGTCGAGGACGAATCCGGCAACGTGAAGCCGACAAAGAAAAGCCGTACCCGGAAGATCGACGGACCAGTAACGCTAGTCATGGCCGTAGGCGCCGCCATGCGGAAGAAATGGTACAAGCAGCCTGGCTCGCATGTTCTCATGGACGCAGCGGCCGAAAACAAATCAGAAAAAACGCATTGACGTTGTTTCGTGTAATCGTGTAATCTCTACTGGAGTCGTAACGAGTGGTCAGACTAAACATAGGATACCAACCGCCTCCGCTGCCTCGTTCCAACAAGAGGTTAAGCCCAGCCTCGGAGGCGGCATTACTTGGCGCGGGCTTTGTCATGCCGAGCGGTAGGCGCCCGCCGCCGCGAGTCAATCGCCCCGATGACGCCTTGCGCTGTTCTGGCGTCTACTCCCCGATTAAGCTCCTCAGTGAAACCGTTGCTTCGCTCCCGGTTCGGCTTATCGAGTCAGAAACCAAGCGTGAAGTCAAGGATCATCCCGTAGCCGAGCTATTGCGTAATCCCAACTTAGAGCAGACACCGCCTGAGTTCTGGGAGATGATGCTAGCCAACTACTTCACTTGGGGCATCGGGTACTGCGAAAAGATAGAGAGTAATGGATTTGTATCGCAGTTGTGGCCCCTTGCTGCTGGTCACACCGAGCCTGTAAGGGTTAACGGTCGTCTCGTCTACCACTACACGGTACCAGACACCGGACAGCGCGTACCGATCAACTCCGAAGACATGATGGCTTTCCGTATGTTCGGGATGACATCCAACCTGAAAGCTCACGCTCCTATATGGATGGCACAGCGAGCCATCGAGCTTTCCCTGTCAATCGAGCACGCGGTTACCGAAAATTTTACCGATGGCGTACGGCCTGACATGATTGTCAACCTGCCACCGGAAAAGGCCCTGGAAAGGTTAGAGGATCTTGGCGCCGACTTCCTAAAAGAAGAGCACCTGAAGATTCAGAACCAAATCGCCGGCGCCAGAACACGCCGCGAGCTTTACCTACCGTTTGGCTATAGCTCGACTCCGTACGCGGCCAACTACCAGCAGGCGCAAGTGAGCGAGGTTAGGGACTTTCAAATCCTGGAGTTTTGCCGCATATGGCGAGTACCGCCGTCAAAGGTTGGAGTGTCGAGCAGCGTTACCCGTGTCAATGCGGAACAAGACAACCTGAGTTTCTACCAGGACACCATCAGGCCCATACTGGCGAAGTTCCAATCCAGGCTTGAACGTGACTTGTTGATAGGCCGTGATCGCGAGCGTTTATCGATTCGCTTTGTCCCTCGCGCTATACTTCGCGGCGACATTAAGACGCAGACCGATCAGTATACGCGGCTGTGGCAGATAGGCGCCCTTACCACAAATCAAATCCTGGGCTTTGAGGACTTGCCGCCACTCGACGATCCTCGAGCGGATCAGCCCAACTGGCCTGTCAACACCACTACCGAGCAGATCGGTGGAGCGGATCAGGGCGGGACCAACGAAGAGGCGCGGGCTGAGGCGGCGGCGCTGAAGAGAGCGTGGGAAAGCCAGATATCTAGTCTCCTTGGGTCACTTGACGATGAACGCCACCACTCAGATACTCTCGTGCCTATGCTCGACGAGCTAATAGAAGACCGTCGCCTACTTGATGACGAACTCAACGAGCAGTGCGAGTTACGACAAGCGTTTGAGTGGGAAAATGATCGGCTGTTTCAGGAAAGGCAAGGGCTAGAGGCGGAAAACGCTGTTCTGGTAGCCGAGCGTCACGGCCTGACGGTACAGATCGCCGCTATCAAGGATTCCCCGAACGCCGTAATGCTCCGTGGCGCGCCCACCGAAAAACAAAAGCGCTCCCTGAAAGGCCGCAAGGCCGCGTCGGAGGGCGTTAAGGGCGCCTTTGCTGCGGCTATCGCCAAGGTTGTACGCAAGGAAAAGGCCGTCGTATCCAAGGATGCCGCTAGCCTCATCGGCAAGCGTAACGTTGCTGGCCTCAAGAGGCGCATTAAAGCCCTGTACTCTCCCGATGGGGAGTTAACGGGGTTCCTGGCTGATAACGTCCAGGCGCTCGTTAGGGCGCTCTTGGACGGCATTGTAGCTGAGATTCGCAAAGAGACTGGCGGCGAGTTCACCACCAAGGATCTCGACAAGATGCACCGCGAGTTTACGCGCATCTACGTCAGGGACTACACGCACTCGAGCTTATTCCAGTTGCTCGACGCGATAGAGGAAGCCGAAGGGGATGTCCTTGAAGCTATCGAGCAGCGCCTAGACGAGTGGGAGAACGGAACCAATGCGGACAATCCCACGCGGGCCGAGAAGGAATCCGCACAGCAGACGCACAAAGGTAACAGCGTATTCACTAAGGGGCTGTACGTCTTGGCGGGAGTCGCTAACGTCCTAATCACGGGCGGAACCTGCGAGATATGCGCACCGCTGCAAGGCGTCTACAAGATCGCAAACGCTCCTAGTCCCGGCTTCCACCACGGTTGCGGGTGTGACTTGGTTAGCGCGTAGAGGATTTATGAAAACCAGAGTATTAACCCGCGTTTTCCGGCTAGACGAGATCAAGGTACAGGCCGATGGAGCCGTGCGGATCGTCTCGGGACATGCCGCCGTGTTCAATAGCCTCAGTGAGGACATTTGGCCTGGCGTCAAAGAGCGCATCATGCCCGACGCCTTCAGGGATGTCCTGGACAACGATGTCCGGCTGCTGCTGAATCATGACCCCAACTTTGTGCTAGCTCGCACGAAGTCAGGCACGCTCACGCTCTCTCAAGACGCCGTAGGGCTCCGCATTCGAGCCGAGTTGCCCGATACGCAGGCAGCCCGCGACCTTGCCGTACTGATGGAGCGCGGCGACATCGACGGCATGTCCTTCGCGTTCGAGGTTGACCCCGATGACGTTAAACGAGAGGAGCGCGACGGCTACGAACTGGACACGGTTTACCGGGTGTCCCGGCTGTACGACGTGAGCGTCGTCACCTACCCAGCGTACCCGGCTGCGTCAGCAAAGATTCGAGCTTTTGATACTTCCGCACCCGAGGACGGCTCCGTCAACGGTGAGCGCGGCGAAGCTACTGCCGAGGCGAGCACTCGCAGAGCAGTGGGAATCGCTACGGAGAAAGCGCACCTTGCCAGTCAAGAACTGATTGGCTCTTAATTCGCGGGCAACCCCCGCAAAAGGAATAGCTCTTATGAGAAAGCAAAAGCTGGAGCGCTATCGAGCGCTTATCCAAGAGCAGCGCGATTTCCTGGACAACACGGTCCCGACTCGCGTTGCCGAAACCCCCGAGTACGATTTCCAGGCCGACGAGTCTTTCAAGGCCCGTGCTACGGAAATCAACTCCCTGTCTGTCTGGCTCCAGGAAGATAACGACCTTCAGGAGCGGGCGCGGCAGTTCGACAACCCCGGCAGCGGCGCCGGCCGCGAGGACACCCGTGGAGGCCAAGAAGGGCAGCAATCCACCGAACAGGAGCAGCGTACCGCCCTGTATCGCCTGATGACCGATGGCCCCGACCGTCGAGACACTAACCTCTATGGGAGCGTGCTGCAACGCGCCTCTCTGAGTACCGCCAGTGGCGCTGTGGGCGGTTTCCTGGTCCCCGTGTTCGTCGAGGCTGCGGTTATCCAGGATCTCGAAGCAATTGACGACGTGCGGTCCCTGGGCGCTCGCGTCATGCCGATCAACGGGCGGGAAAACTTGCCGAGCATCGTTGACGCGGCGGCTGTGTACCAGTCCGAGTCTGGCGCGATCAGCGGCATGACCCGCGCTGACCCGACCTTTGCGAACATCGAAATCCGTCCCGCGTTGCTGAGCGCCAACACGCACTACGGTTGGCACGTGCAGAGCTTTTCCCCGGCTAACGTCGAGGAGGAGATCAAGCGCTCGTTTGGGCGATCCCTTGGCAAGAAGGCGGCAGAAAAGTTCCTCGTTGGAACCGGTAGCGACGAACCCGAGGGCTTGCTCGAGGGAGCTTCCACCGGCGTTACTGCCGCCAGTGAAACGACATTCACGGCAGTGGAGCTAACCGCGCTGTGGTACAGCCTGGCGCGTGAGTTCCAGGCGGGCTCTAGCTGGCTGCTGAGCGCTGCCGCTGCTACGGTTGCGCGGACGCTGGAGAGCGACAACGGAGCCCCGCTGTGGGTTCCCAATCTCCGGGACGGCTCGGAGACCCTGTTCGGACGGCCTGTCCGAATCAACCCTTACATGGAGTCCTTGGCAACCAGCAACCGGCCCATCGTGGTCGGCGACATGGCCGAGGCTTACATTATTGCCGAAAGCGGAGTTTTCATCGTGGTTGACCCGTACACACGGGCTGCCAATGCGGAAAACCGAGTGATCGCGTACCGATTCAGCGATGGCCGCGTGAAACGCGCTGCCGCCGCTAAAAAGCTCGTGATGGACGACGGCCTCTAGGGGCTGCGTCTCACACGAAAAGGGGGGCTTACTCCCGGCCCCCCTTCCACTTTCTCAACGAAATCACCACGCTAGACCAGCAAAGGTGCATAGCGAGCGGGAGGCTCGACAGAACAACGTGGGGCCTCCCAATCGCATCGGGAATAACAGCCATGAAGAAAAATGACAAACCGGACAACAAGCCAGATAAAAGGGAAGCCAAGTTAGAGCCCGCCAAGGTTCGCAAGGCGATGTTGAGGCACGAGAAAACGAGGCAAAAATAATGGTACCTCTCGCAATCATCATGCCGCTTGCGGTTCAGGTTCTCAAGGTAGTAGAGCAAGCTCAAATTGCGTTCAACAATGCTCCTCCTGAGTACCGCTCAGGGCACTTCGACCGGCTCGCAAAGTGGGAAGCCGCGTGGGATAAGCTGTTCGCGCCGCTCCTGAAGGCGATCACCGGCGAGATAGAGGAAGCCAAGAAGTAACATGTCAACCCTATCCATAGCCACACTGCCTAGCGTCGAGCCGATCACGGTAGATTTCGCCAAGCAACACGCGAGGATTTTTACCGCCTCGGACGATGCATACATTGGCGGGCTGATTACTGCCGCTAGGGTCAAGTTCCAAATCGAGACCGGCCAGTACTTCGCTGAGCAAACCTGGCTATGGAGCGATGCTCCGGCGTGGTCGTGTATCGTGCTACCAGTGCGGCGTATAGAGGCCGGCGCCACGGTATCCATTACCGACGCAAATGCGGAAGTGGTTGATCCTGAAACCTACTCGCTGAACGTGGACCCGCTATTCGGACGCGGCAAGCTGTTGTTTACGACGCTCCCGGTAGGGCCACTAGAGATCACATTCAGGGTTGGCTATCGAGAGCCCTACCCGGATTGGGTCACAGCGACCGCGTACACCGAA